TTTTTCGATCAAAATAAATTCAATGTCTTCTGAAATAAATTCTATACTTGGCTTAATCAAAAGGGACTGCGTTGACCTAGGTGATATGTTCTATAACAATTATTTAGTTCCTGCAATGACATTTAAGTCTAAATTAATAGAACCAATAATGACAGACATTAATACCACTTCTTTTGCAAAAAATGCACCGATGTTGACTGGCGAAATGATCATTGCAAGCAATGCAATAATTGGAAATTTAGGATCAGTAACTACTGACCTTGTAGAAAAAAGATTAAATTTAGGCAAAAGAATGAGAGCCTATTTAGATCTTTTGAGATTAAAAAGAAGATATATTAATTATATAATTCAATTAGAAGATTTTGCTGCTCAAAGAACAATAGCATTAGCTTCTCCGACGGCAGATGACGTAACTAGATATAATGATATATTTGATCAAATATATGTAGATAATTCGAAAAGAGAAAATCTTAGATCTTCACATAACGACCTAGATGATCTCGACGGAGATGCCCATCCTCAGTATTTAAGAGCTGACGGCGGAATAATAAAGGGCGACATAACCATCCAAAACGGGGCAAAGATAGATGGCGTTAGCTTAGCAAATCATAGTCATAATTTTGAAGATGGAAGCAATCCAATAAGTGCAAGCTCAATAGATTATCAATCTGCAAGACAAGATTATTATGATAACGTTGACAACAAGCCATATTCAAACTTAGTGTTATCGGGTTTTGAATCTGTTAAAAAGATAGGTGGAGGACACGAATATAGTGCCACCTTTGAAATTGAGGTAGATGATGATAAGATTAGCACATATGATTTTGAGATTCTTTACAAAGAGTTATAACAATGCCTTGGTTTAATTATTATACTGCATCAAATTTAGAAACGTCCGTAAAGCCTCCTATTAGGAGATCAATATCTTTTCCAGCACTCGCTGACAACTTAAAGGTAAATGATTGGATTCACGCTCCATTGGATGAGTTAAATATAGGTCAAGTTTTTTCTTCGTCAAACAACGTTATTGAGCAGTCTTTTGATCAAGATTCATATTTAGTTACATATGAAACTGCAACATCGACAACTGCAACCTACTCCTACATTGACGCTAGTAATAATCTCTACTTTAGATCTTTAACAGATGTAAACGCAGGTTCAAGACCAGACGGCGCATATTATATCTACTATCATAGCGATAACATTCAATATATATCATTGATTGGCAGTAACTATGTTAGAACAGTAAATCCATCTGGTTCAAACTTTATGGGATCTCCAACTGGCTCTGGCTCCAATCTTGTTAACTACTATTCTCATTCCGTAGTAGCTGGATCCTCAAATGTGCGAGTATCTCAAATTACTTATTTGGGAGACCCAGGAATATGGGTTAATGGAAAAACACAAACTGTAGGAGCAAAAGTATTAGGAAACTTTGATGGTCCAAAGTTAATTATTTATGGAGATAAGGGTCCAGACAAAGGAAAAATAAACCTTAAAATAATTAAGACCTCTGCAACAACAAGTGGACAATCAGTAGTATATACCTCAAACGGTATAGACCTTTACAATACAAATGCTGTTGTAGATACTCCAATATTTACTATAGATTTAAATACGCAAACTTCTGTTACTGGGCTAAATGCATACGATGATTACTATGGTTCTTTCTCTTACGAGATTGAACTTCTTGCAACCAAGAATCAATCTTCTAGTGCAACTGGACTCTCAGTAACAAAACATACTTACAGTAAAAATTATAAACTTTCTTTCAATAAAGAAGAGATAGATCCTTCAATATCTTTTACAAGCACCGGAGTAATACGATGACAATTATTAAAAAAACAATTACACGGATTAAAGCCAGACGCTAACTATCTATTTGCTCTCAAGCCTAAGAATACTGAGATAGTAGCTGTAGATGATTTGCCAGAAACGATACGAGTAAAAACTCCAGCAGTTTCTTCGGTCCCATCAACTATAACTGGTTTTGGAATTTCCGCAAACTTTGAAACAGTAATGTTTTCTTTTAATCCAGTTGATGACATTGACTTAGACTCATATGCATATCAATTGTATGATATTCCTAATCCCACAAGCTCAACCACACCAATAAAAAGTGGAAGAAATAAAGCTAACGTATTTACAATCTCAGTAACTAACTCTACTGATTCTACTCCTAAAACATATTATGGAAGAGTTGCAGTAGTTAATACTGCTGGAACTCCTCCTGTATATACTGATCTTGTTTCATCTGGTACAACTCCATTAATTGAGGAACAATATATTTCTAGCTTAACTGCAGCAAAAATTACTGCAGGAACAATAGGTGCACACACGATAACTTTAGGTGGAGTAACTTCTGTTATTAAATCTTCCACATATAATGGATCTTTTGATGGAACTCAATGGACAACCGGAAGTGCTGGGTGGTTGATATCTGGTTCTGGTCAAGCAATTTTTGATTCATCTCAAATAAGAGGTTCAATTGCAGCGGCATCAATAAACTTAAACACGCATAACTATTGGCTTCCAAATGCAGGAACGCCAATTTTTAAAGTTGGCAATGCAAGTAATTTTTTTGAATGGAACGGAACCAACGTAATAACTACTGGAACGGTAATCACCAACGCTACAGTTTCTGATGGAACGGTTGGAGGAATAAGTGCAGGCACAAATAAAATATTTTTAGGAACTGGAACATACGCAAACGCAAATACTCCTTTTTATGTAGACACATCTAGTAGATTTTCTTTAGGGGATAAGTTAGCTTTTGATGGGACTAATCTTTCTATTGCTGGAAACGTAACTATAGGTTCTCAAACTGCAACAGCAGTAAGTGCTGCAGTAACTACGGCAAATAACGCAGCGACGGCAGCAGCAAACGCTCAAACAACAGCAGATGGTAAAATAAATGGAGCAGCAGTTAATGCAAACGTAACTTCAATATCTGGTGGAACAATTACAACTGGTACGATTAACCTTAATAGTGTTAACGTTAACACTGGTACTTCTGGAGCAAGGTTGAGCATTGATTCTTCTGGCATAAAAATATATAACTCTAGTGGTACAAATACAGTATCCCTTAACTCAGATGGTTCAGCATCTTTTAGTGGCTCTTTATCTGGAGCAACTGGATCTATTGGAGCTAACTTTTCAATTGGCACAAGTTGTTCTATCGGTGGAAGCTTAACCATTGGAAATAATGTAAGAGTAAATGGCGCAACTGCTGATGGCGACATAACAACATTTAAAATTAGAGGAGAAGACAATGCAGATGACAAATGGACTTTAAGAACCCAAAGACAAGATGGAGGAATTAGCGGAGGTTTTAGAAATGATGGAGCTTTCTTTTTGCCGTATGTCTATGGAGATCAAGTACCAGGGAATTCGATGGCAATTAGGGACCTTTTTATACGAAGCGATGGAAAACTTGGCTACAGTAGTTCAAGTATAAGATTTAAGGAAAATATCAAAAATCTTGATTTTGATTTAGACAAATTTTTTCAAATACAACTTGTTGAATTTACTTATAAAAACAAAGAATCTATAAACACAGAAGAATCAACTCAGGTAAAACAACAAATTCAGTATGGTGTTATAGCAGAACAATTATTAGAAGTTGGATTCAATGAACTTGTCCAATTTGACAAAAACGATATGCCGGAATATGTTGATTATAAAAAAATTTCAATAATGCTATTTCATGCAATAAAAAAAATGAAACTAGAAATAGATTCTTTAGCAATTAGACTTTCTGCATTAGAGAATATATAATATCTCTTATGCAAGATGATTAGGAGATTAAAATGCAAGATCAAAATTTAGATGTTAATTTAATAATACAAGCTTTTCAAGAAAAAGTAACGCAGCTAACTATCGATAATATTGTAAAAGATGCAACGATTAAGCAGCTTACTATGCAACTCCAACAAAAACAAGAACTATCAGATGGGTTTGATACGCCCGCAGAAACTATAAAGAAAGTAAAATAATGACAAAAAAATCAGTATTACCAGAAGAGCTTGTAGTACAAGCAGAAGAAGCTATTGTAGCTGAAAAAGAAATGAATATTACCATTAAGATTACTAATTCTAATCTTTCTTATAAGAGTGATTTCTCAGAAGCAGAGACAGTTTTTTGGCTTGAAGCTATCAAAGACATCATTATCAAAAAGACGTTTCAAGAGTCCGAAAGACAAAGCTGAATTTAAAGAATAATAAACTGTACTATACAGTATTATCTTTAGAATTTGGAGCTAATTAGCTTATGGCAATACGTCAATATTTACCTTTTCAGAAGTCTGAGCTGTCTGAGTTTGATTTTGAATCAGCTCAGCTAGCTCCAGATAAAATTGGATCACTCAGCAAAGCGATGAGAGTCGCAGCATTTGCCTTGGGTTATCGTGGCGTAAACTATTATTATACTGGCAGAACTAACTTTGAACCTTCTCCGTATAACTTTGATAGAATAATACAGGCAATAGATACTGACTCATATGTCAAGCAGGCAATGGCTAAATACCAGGACTTGTTTTGGAAAGAAGGTTGGCAGATTGTTGGAGAAAATCCAGAAGCTGTACAATACTTATACCAACGAATAGATTACATGGAAATGGCTATGAGAAGGCCGTTTTTAGATTTTCTTATTGATTTATCTGATCAACTATTTAAATTTTCAAACGTATTTATTGTTAAAGCCAGAGCTGATTTAGCAGAATATTTTCCTAAAGCATTAGAGCCAGTAG